GCGGAAATCATGAAACTAGAAGGTGGTTATGGAGATGATAAGTACGACGCTCTATCCAAACTATCACTGAAGCATGGAGTAAACTCGATTGATGTCGAGAAGAACTTTGGCTTTGGAGCATTCTCACACGCATGGAAACCATCACTAGCCAAGCACTATTTAGCTGCGGGTAAGTCGATGTGTCCACGTGTAGAAGATGTGTGGGAGTCGGGACAGAAAGAGTTACGTATAATAGATACCCTAGAGCCGCTTATGGCCAGACACAAGCTAATCATACATGAAGACATCATTCAGTATGACTTAGACAGTGCCAAGAAGTATCCAGTAGATATACAAGAAACATACAAGCTGTTCCACCAGATTGCTAAGATTAGCAGAGAGAAGGGCGCACTGATACACGATGATAGCATCGATGCTGTAGCAGGTAGCGTTAGACGTTGGGTGGACAGGATTTCAGTAGACGAAAAGGTCCGTATGGGCCAAAAAGAAACAGACGACAATATGGCATTCTTCGCAGAGTGGGGTGCAGACATAGGTGGAGTCTCCAACAACCTTGGGAACATGTCCGACAGATTCTCAAGAAACCAAAATAAAAGGCATAGAAGATGAATAAAACAGTACGTTTAGATATACGTGATTTACCACGTGACCTTCAACATTACCAAGGTCAACTGAGAACAGAGCTTGTTAAGATGACAAACTACGTTCGTAAATTCCCATTAAAAGCAGATGCACTAGTAGACTTACTAGAGTTCACAAAAGCTCATATCGAGAAGAACATTGCATTAGAAGCACCAGTAGAAGTAGCACCAAAAACAACTAAGAAGGCAGGTAAGTAATCATGGCAAATACACTAGGTATCACAGAAGTAACAATGGCTCAACTAGTATTAGTAGCTACTACAATCAACACTCGTGCAGCACGACCAGATGCACTCTCAACAGGTGGCCCACTAGTAGTACGTGTAAGTAACCATGCAGATAACGATGCAGCAGAAGTCAGTACAGATACCGATAAGATGGCTATCTTCAGTTCTAAAGCTTATGGTCACCCTTGGGTTAAAGATACAGGTTTAGTACATAAAGTAGCATCAGGCGGTACAGTAGATTTAACAGCTACAGTTGTATTCCCAGACTACGACTACTCAACTTTCGAGTAGACATCATTTAGCAGGGTAGTAAAATGATGTTTATTAGATTACAAAACACTAACAGACAGGCAGGGTAAATAAATGGCAATTTATGATTTTACAGGAGCTAATGGTGACCCTTTACCGTCGGGGTTGGTAGCCAGAGTAGGTACGTTTGAAATACAATCAAACAAACTATCAGCAACAGGGACGGCATCAGGGGCGTTATGGGTAGCAACAACTGATGGTGCTTCGCAAATTGGTACTGAGTTATCCGATGGAACTGTAGTAGTAACTGTTAATGCAGAAGGTTCTACATCAGGAGCTAGTGGTCCAGTATTTCGGTATGCTGAGCCAGCAAACTTCTGGGCAGTGTTTGTTAATGCAGCCAACTCAGGTTTAGTACTTTTTAGAAGGGAGGCGGGCACTTATGTGAATGAGGCCTCTTACACAATACCCGCATTTAGTAATACTCAAGATTATGTAGTAAAGGTTGTTTTTTCAGGTGACAGCATTGAGGTTTTTCTTGATGATGTGAGTAGAATCACTCATACAAGTACATTTAATCAGACTAACTTTTTACATGGGGTGAGACTAGGAAACACAACGTACAGTGTGGACACGTTAACAGTACCAGAGGTAGCGGGTGCAGTTGGGACTATAGCATCAGATGTAGTGGATGAATACATACAGCGTCTCTCTGGTAATATAAGTTTACCTATTAGTGGTACATACACAGGTACACCTACAAACATTGAAAGGAAAGTAATATACACAGACGACCTTTCGACTGTAGTCGGTTTTGATTGGGCAACATATATCACTAGCCCTGTCGGGGGTACTTTCGCAGGAGCGTCGATTGTATTACCTGAGAGTGTAAGGCAGTACCGAGTTGACTTGAGGTTCAGTAATGCTGTAGATATAACTGCATCTACAGGCGGTTTTAGGACAGCCGATAAATGGCTTATTTATGGCCAAAGTTTAGCGAGACAGCTCTCAACTGATGGTGCAGATATAACACCAAACGCTTTAAGTAAGTACGCAAACCCTATAAGCGGTGCGTACACAACACCTACAGTTGGTAACGGAACAATCCAACTTCTCAATACTCTAGTATCCGAGACAGGTTTCGCACAAATAGCTACTAATGTGGCAGTAGGTGGGATGGCACTGCTTGAGGACAATTTAAATGTAGCAGACAACTTTTTATGGAGACCTGTAACTACAGATACCGTTCGTTATTTAGAAGTTAAGGCTGCAATTACAGCTATTGGTGGAGAAATAGCAGGGGCTATATTCTCTCAAGGGGAGAGGGACGGACAAGGTGGTATTAGTTTAAATACGTATCAAAGCAGTTTGTCTAGTCACTTTGCACAGTTAAGGGCAGATACTAAGGCGGATTTAAAAATAGTTATAGGCGTTTTAGGACGCACTACGGAAAATGTATTAGATTCCGATTGGAATACTATACAACAGGCACATATAGCGGTAGCTAATGCTGATGTACACACCTCTTATACTATTAAACATGACTTACCACTAATTGATACTCTACATCTAACTGATGCAGGATATACGCAGTTTGGTCAACGTTTAGCTAACAATATAATCACTAATGTATTAGGTGGCGTAGCCGACTGGCAATCACCAACAGTCGCCAGCATTGAAACAGTTAGCACTACGTCAACAAGAGTTAACCTATCTCAAGGTCAAGGGACAGACTTTACGCCAACAACAGGCATAACAGGTATAGAACTTACTGAGGCGGGTGACGGTTACGGTGTAACGGGAATAACAGCAGCAAGAGAAACCTCTACGAGTATTTTAGTTACTCACAATGCGGCCACAGTTACGGCAGGTAGATTGTACTTTGGTGCATCTCCTGTAATTACTGGTATTGTGCTTGACAACTCAACGTTGAATCTACCCATTGCACCAACAACGATAAGTGTCAATGCTATAGCTAACACCGCGCCAGTTGCTAACGCAGGAGTAGACCAAGTAAATATCGTTGCGGGTGCTACGGTTACATTAAACGGTACAGGCTCAAGTGATGCAGATTCAGACGCACTAACTTATCTCTGGACACCACACGCAGGAATAACACTGTCAAGTAACACAGTGGCAAGCCCAACGTTTACAGCACCGACCAGCGGCACACCTCAAACACTCACATTTAGCTTAGTCGTTAATGATGGGACAGAAAACAGCATAGCTAATACGGTCGATATTGGCGTTCTTGCTGAAGTTGTGCCTATACCAGTCAGCTTTGTAGGGACAGTAAGTAACAAAACTGTTGCTGTAGACGGCTCACTTTCAATTAATGTATCAGGTAACTTTACAGGAACAGAGACACCTTTTACATATGCATTGCAGAGTGGTACGTTACCAATAGGTGTGACGCTTAATACAGGTACAGGGGTTATCAGTGGTACACCTACAATCATATCCACAAATGGTGGTATTTCAGTAAGAGCTACAGATACAGCAGCTAACACAGCAGATACTAACACATTCTCTATAGATGTGGTAGAAAGTTTTACGCGTGTAGCAGAAGTAACGATGGCAGAACTAGTGTTATCGGCTACGGAAGTAAACACACGTGGAGCTAGACCACATGCAGTAGGTGGTGGTGGACCGCTAGTAGTGCGAGTAACCGACCATATAGCAGATGGTGGTGGTGTGGTTGTAGAAGATATGGCTATATTCCACTCAGTAGCTTACGGACAACCGTGGGTTAAGTACAGTGGGAAACATGTAATAGCTTCGGGTGGTACAGTAGATTTAACAGCTACAGTCATATACCCAGATTATGACTACTCAACTTTCTAGTAGATACTAAACAACATTAAGGAACGCTCATGAACGAGTTAGAATTTAGAGAGTATGCAAGCGGAGAGCCTATCATACCAAACCTACCTCGTTTTGAGCGTAAGATGTTAATCAAATATGGTAAGAGCTTCCGACACATCGATACACAAGCACAAACACGTATAGACCGTGAGAAGAAGCGTATGGCATACGGGAAGCAACCACGCATGGTAACCAATACCGTACATGGTAAAGTACTGGACAAGGACTGTCTAGACCGTATTAAGAGCATTATAAAGCAGTTCGAAACTGCTAACACACATAACGGACTAAAGGTAGTACAGTCAGTAATAGTACATCTACTAACTAACAACGAAATACTACACGCTAAGATAATATCTTGGGAATATGGTTATAATGACCGTCATTGTCGTCAATACATAGAAGTACTAGAATCAATCATAAACTCTTTCAGTCTACTAGATTTACCAGACTTAGAATACGATGATTCTGACTGGGAAGACGACTCTATAGCCCCAGATTGGCTATAAAACACCCAAATAAACTCTATATAAATCAATGACATCAAACGGGCCCTATAATTTAGAGTGTCGACCCGTGTAGGGGAAACATATATTTCCCACAAGGAATTAAGTCAGGGTTTCACCCTCCACTCCATTCGTAATTTCACTATTTTGAAAAATTAGATTGTTATACGAGGTGGTACTCCGTCTTGACGCAACTTTTGTATTTCCCCCTAAGGCCATCATTCACTCACTTCGTTCGCTCACACAAGAAGGACTCACTGCGTTCGTGTTTAGTCTGGTTTATGTAAGTATCGTTCATCAATCGGGATGGGTGGGCTTACGAGGTGATATGTCTCTTTTGGATTCATTCAATATGTCTCTTTTCGTATCACTCACTACATAAGGTATCAACATCATGAGTAACATTGAAACAGGTGACACAGTATGCTTCAAGAACTTAATACGTAAGAGTAGAGAGTACTTGGTAATTCGAGTAGACGGTGAAGTAGCTTGCTTATTAAGCTATTGTGGTCAACATGTGACATTAACGAACATTCCGTTAGAACAACTAGTTATGCGGTTCAGTAGAACGCATAGAGTTATCAACTTTATAAAGCGTCAGTATCATAACTCGGCAGTTGGTACTATCGAGTCATATCAATCAATCATCAACGGAGAAGACAAATGAGCTTGCTTAATTGGAGAACACACACATTGGTAAAGTGTGCGAAATGTAAGAAGTTAATGGGACATCACGTAGTAACTGAGACAGCAACATGTAACACTTGTTCAGCAGTGCAAATAACCACGGTTGGTTTAAATGCACTTCATGCAACAAACTTAGTGCATAGCATAGACGCTGCTATATCAAGTCATGTACTACAAGAGGTACAAAAACAAGGTTATACTAAACTGTAACACCAGAGAGTTCCTAAGCAACGTCGATAAGCTTCGTTGCGCTCTCGCTTAATGATTTTAATGATTAAAGGGCAAAAGCCCAAACACTTTAAGGTAATATATCTCATGAACGTATTAAACTCTGTAAGAACTGCACTTAACACTAACACTTCATTAACTACTGAAATCAACACTCAGCTTGAAATAGCTCGTGATTCAATTGGTGATATGCAAGCAGCACAGAAACTTGTCAATCAAATGATTGGTTTGGTTCCTCGTTTAGTATTGGAGAAGGACGTAGCAGTATCATTCACAGGTGGACGTGGAGAGCTTATCACAGTTGATAAAGACTTAAATGATATCATGTGGTTAATAGCATTACAAAGTACCTTAGAAACAGGTACAGTAACAATCCTTGGTCTTACTGCACTATTCGCAGCATGGGCTAAAACAGAGATGAAAGCAGTATGGTCTACTGAGTCTCTTAAACCAATTACAACTCGTTTCGTAACTGAAATGATTAGGCAAGGTGTCATAGCATCCAAGATGGTAGCACGTGAAGTATCAGAAGGTAAGATACGTAAAGTATATATACTGACTGAAGCAACAGCACTTGAAGTAAGTGATATGGTCGAAGAGCTTAGAGCAGCCGTACCAATGAAATGTAAACCTTTAACAAATCAACCTAACGCTTGGACTGATAACAACAATGGAATACATGAGTCAGCAATGATTCAACTCATTAACGGTAGTAAGCAGAAGACAATAGCACCAGCAGTGCTAGCAGCAGTAAACAAACTACAGGCAGTATCGTTTGTAGTATCACCAGCTATGATGGACGCAGCAGACATACTTCTAGATAACCTAGCCGAGTATGGTGTGACTGATGAAGACGCACGTGTATATCGTGCAGTAAGTAAATGTACTGGTACAGTTCATTTCCCAATTACAATGGATAAGCGTGGACGTATGTACTACCGTGGTGGTTTAGTTACACCACAAGGCACTGACTTCTGTAAAGCAGCATTTCAGTTCGCTGATGCAGTAGCACTAGGCGAGACAGGCTTCGATGCCATAGCAATCCATACAGCTAATGCATGTGGTATGGACAAAATATCAATCAATGACCGTATCAGTTGGGTACAGTCGAACATAGACAGTGGTGCATTCGCAGCAATCACAGACTTTGAAGATGTAATGCAAGCATTTCCAAAAGCAGATACATTCCAAGCAACTGTAGCAATATTAGAAATCAATCGCATCCTAGCGTTAGATACAGACCCAGCTACAGTTACATCAACATTGGTATGTCATCAAGACGGAACATGTAACGGATTACAACACATGGCAGCTATAACGGGCAGCCGTGAGACAGCAGTATCAGTTAATTGCGTAGCATCTACTAAAGATGATGTACCAAGTGACATATACGGTATCATTGCAGACTGTGCAGCAACTATCACTGATGGTGAAGTACAGAAGCTAATAACTAAATATGGTCGTAACATGGCTAAAAACCCTGTAATGATTGTAGGTTATGGAGCTGGCGAAGATACAGTTATCGCTAACACTGAAGCATTCCTAGCTAAGAAAGGCGAAGATGTACTTCATGGTTCATTAATCGGTAAAGCGTACATGGAAGCATTAAACCAAAACGCTTCAGCAGTTAAATCATTCACTTCAGCAATAACACGCAGAATGGAAATGGCAATGGAAGCTGGATTAACTTCAGCACAATGGGTTACAGCGGATGGTTTCGTATGTGACATCGAATACACTAACATAGAGGACTTCAGAGTACGTGCAGGTGGCTTTAATGCAGTTAAAGTTGGTGCAGTTGGTAAGCTTGATGAAATCAAGACACGTGGCGCTATGGCTCCAAATCTAATTCACAGTGTAGATGCAACGCATTTACGTATGGTAGTAAATTCACTGAACCATGACCTAGTAACAGTTCATGATTCAATCGGTTCACACGCTGGTAACTTCTTCACCACAGCCAGCGCAATCAGAGAACAATTTGTAGCAGTTCATGAGTTCGATATCATGACTGAAGTATGCGACAAGTTAGCAGTTAAACCTGTTAAGTTTGTAGCTAAACGCAGAGCTGGTGGATATAACGCAAGCGAAGCACTTAATTCAACTTACATCTTTTCATAGGATAGACATCATGAGAACATATATCGTAGTAAACGGTTTGGTAGTATTTCTTAAATAATCAAAGGGGCTTCGGCCCCTTTTTTCATGTTCAAGCGAGGACACACCAATGGCAATATTAGATTTAAAAGACATACCACACGAGATGACCGAGTATGATATGGTGAATACATACAACATGTTAGTACGTTACATCAGAGGTCATTATAAAGAGAATAACGGCATTGGCATATG